GATACCCACAAACCTTCGACAAACTCACCAAAACCTGATTGAAAGTCTGTTAAATATTCTTTTCGTACCCAGACCTTTCTGGTCGGTAGATTTGCTATGTATTTTGCCATGTTTTAAAAAAGTCTGAAATTTCGTATCCGTCTAATTTGGACTTGTAATCTGATGATTCACCCAGATAATAGTAATCATAACCTAATCTCTTATATAATGCAATCTCATTCTTATTGGCTTTATGACCTAAACTTAACTTCTTATTCTGATAGTTCCATGCAAACTGATCCGCCCAGACACTATTCACACTCTTAAAACGATATGCCAGAGTAAAGGCAACTAATTCATTTCCATCATAGTAACCAATAATATCGGTGTGTGGTAATTCAAACTCTTCACGAAAGATTGGAACAATATCTTCAAATCCTTTATATTCAACATACTCCTTATAGATGCTTAAACACTTCTCAAAAGAAGAACTATCAAGAATCCGATAGTTATGGTATTCCTGATAGTTTGTTTCTTGCAGTCGAATGCGACAATACATTATCGACCCTGACCACGATATTTCTTTTTACGACCATTTCGACTAGTTGCAGCTAACTTGGTACGTTCAGATTTGCCCTGTCTTGTTTTCTTTGGACGACCTTCGATACTATTTCCTGTATTAAAACGAACTGCCATTTATTCTTTCTCCTTCATATCGATCACTTCAACTTCATCTGGATCAATTGCGCCAGGCACACCTTCATCAAATCGTTGAACTAATATCTGAAATGCATCATACTTGCCTGCTTCACTCAACAAACCTTTGGAGAGTTCGCGGCCGTTATGAACCAATCTGTATCTTCTTTCTAATTTACCTTTAACCATAATACTCCTTAGTGATGTGGATTGTAATAATATAACATTGTGATCAGTATGAGAACGATCACAAGAAGTGTCAAACCGATCATATTACCCTCGTCTTCTCATGACCCACTCGTATTCGTGGATCGCACCATGTCACAATGCCTTCTTTCTTTGCATCTAAACAGAATGACACATCTTCGCCACACATATCCTGTACCTTGCCACTATCGAAAACTTGCATCTTCGGAGCAAACCAAGGATATTCAAGTCTTTCAAAGACACCATGTTTGATGAGTACCCAACCAAAGCCAGTATAATCGACAGTAAAAGGTTTTCTCTTTTTCGTGATCGACTCGACTGTCTCGTGATTCATGACTCCGCCATTCTTTGCAAAGTCCTCTTCACTTAACCAATGTGCAACAGAGGTTGTG